TGAATGGTTTATCGAGTTCAATTCCCGTAATGTTTAGCCACTCAGACACTTTCAGACGAATCGCTGAACCCCTTTCAAATGTGTATAGATTATCATCAAACCCCTCCCTCCTAACATACGTAAGTGGTTTTGCTCCAGATTGTATACGAGAATCGAAATAATGATTGAATGCGAAATAACTTTCTTCTATACCTGGTGCTAAAAAGTTTGTAGACTTTGAATGTTCACATCGTCCCATGACCTCAATCGCTTCTCCGAGATTATTTGAGTCAGAAATACATCCAGTAGGGGGTTTAGTGTACCTTTGTTTTATTGTTTCTGATATATGTGTCGTAAAAAACATCACATTACCAGAGGGTAGCTTTGATATTAATTCAGCTCCGGTGTAGAACGCACATACTGGTGCGTTATAATACCAGTCACTTGAGTATTTAAACTCATAATTAGTAAGATTATCACAAAAGGAGGAACCACCGTTGTAGATTGAATTTTGTATGGAAGTATAATCTGTCGAGGCTAGACCCCAAGCACTTGCAACCCCTGTAGGAACTTCTGTAACGATGTAAGTCTTTCCTGAAAATAATGAATATAGTACCCAAGCGACAATACCAACACTGAAAAAAATATGTAATATAGCCAGCCTCCAATCACGAATAACAACAGCCTTATTGGCTGTGAATGATAGATTAACGATATTACTGCGCATCCATTTCCACATCGGGTTCATTTGAGCTGGAGTATAAGTCATACAATAAGGTAGGTTATTTTTACAAAGTGGAAAACACAATGTAAAAGTAAAAAAAAAACTTTCCCAACCGGGTTCGAACCGATGACCTTGCGATTAACAGTCGCACGCTCTACCAACTGAGCTATGGGAAAAAAAGGGACATTTGTACTATCAATATACGGTACGCGTCTCCTCTCTACCTGAATCGAACAGGTGACAAATGGAACTACAGTCCATTGCTCTACCAACTGAGCTAAGAGAGGGAGAAGCTCCCACCAAGACTTGAACTTGGGGTGGTGGATTCAAAGTCCACAGTGTTATCCAACTACACCATAAGAGCTGGAGTGGCTCCTTCCTCCCCCACTATATCTATATTATGAGTCTTTCCTTTAACCCCGTTTATGAGCTTCATACTCACGAGAGAAACAGAGAACAAACCAGCACTCGTATTGGCAACAATCATAGGCACTACGTTGAAATAAATTGAATACACCAACCCCAACGAACTTGCCAAAACATTGAGACCTAAGAATGTATAGTTGATCGCATCAGTATCTTTAGTTCTATACACGTGAACAATTTGGGGGACAAACATGACCGCGATGAGTATAGAACTTACCAGTCCGATGTTATCGATGATGGCATCCATTTACATAATACTATTTTCTAAGGTTTAAGTAGGTATGATAGCGTTCATCATTTTGATCCTTTTATGTATTTGGGTGTTGATTAGAATTGATCAGAGAAAAAATACCAGTACATACGATTACAAGTGTTTTTTACTCACCATGAAAAATCAAAAGGAGAGGCAAGAGCGTTTTTTTAAGAGTCACAAAGAACAAATTCCCTTGGAAGTTATCATTGGACCTGATACACGTATTGTAAAAGTTGCTCGAGAGTATGAAGATCAAATAGAAGAGGAGCACTTTGAAAAAGCTCTAGAGATGCATTACAATCCTATAGTGAAAAGACCCGACATCACACATTTCAATATGGGTGCAATCGGATGTTTCTTCGGACACATGGAATTTTACCAGAGATGTTTCGACCAGGGTCTAAAGTATGCAGTTATTTTCGAAGATAATGTCATCATAAAATCAGATCAAATCTATGATCAAATACAATCTGTGATCGATGAGAAAGGGGATGACTTTGAGATGTGTTTCTTCCACTGTCTCTCAAGACTTCCTGATAAAAAGGAGGGAACTTTGGAGAAGGTTAAGTGGATCTCGAGTACGAAGTGTTACCTCATCAATGTTGAGAATATGAAAGAATATAAACGATACTTCTTACCTATGGATAACCATATTGATATGAAACATGAGGACCTGATAGCGAAGGGTGCTCGGATCTATTACAAAGATTTACGAGAGTCTATGTTGATCGATAGAACGCATAGAAGTTTGATCGGACACAGTGATCACGGAAACAAGAAGTTCTTTTCTAGGCAGTATCCGAATGCAACACCAGATGACTTGAAGTGGGGGTACTAATTCCATGGAATATCTTGAGGTCTGTAACGACATGAAACTTTTAGAAAGTCTACAAAGTATTCAAGATCTTCCGGTGTATCGATGACATTCAATATATCCCCAACATATGCGTTATAGGCTTGATGTTTTCCTGTGTGTACCAATCTTTCTTCTCTGAGATGAAGTACACATTTTCCATGACGTGTCGGTAAAACGACGAGGTTAGAACTCGCGTGTATATCATACTCAAATTTCTGAACCGTTGGGTGTTTTGCATACTGTTTAGGTATGATATGATGATCTTCAACCAAACCCTTATTATGGAGACCCCATCGGATTTTAAATGTCTTCCGTGCGGCCGATCCGTACCGCATCCCCTATTTATATGTACAATCATTTTTAGAATTGGGATACAATTCTAAAAATGCTCTAAGCGGGTCTCGATCCCGCGACTTTGACGTTATAAGCATCACACTCTAACCAACTGAGTTACTAGAGCACTGCATACAGACTGATTACCAGTCTTATCGTATAACGGTGAGACATATTATTTACTTGTTAAATCTTTAAGCGGTCTTAGCGCGTGTGTTGGGAACCATTGAACCGAGAATGGAGACAAGCTCACCGATGAGAATACCCTGCTGCGCCATGACTAACACCTTAGCCCGATCGCTCTTAGGTCCGAAGTCACCATAACCCACCGTACTCATGGTGGTGAACGCAAAATAATATGGGTCGACTGGGCTTTCGAAGCCGAACTCCTTGGGATCCATACGACTGTAAAGAAGTCCGAAGGCTAGCGTGATTGTTGCTAAAAACATAAAATTGTTCAGAGGTGAAAGACCCATTTGTAATATATTATTACACTGAGATTTTTTCTATTGAATCCATCCGCCCTATATCATTACTCCTCCTTCTATTTGAATTCACGGTACTAAAAGCCCCCAGCCATCTGGAAACTGCGCGTCTAGAACCAGTGAGTGATGAAGCATCATCGTTTACGAGGATACTCAATCCGTTACATACATCGGGTTTATTCTCTTTATCGGGGAACTGGACCAAGAAAGCTTGAATAGTAATAGCTGGTATATCTGGTGAATCGTCGAGAAGTTTGTCGTAATCTTCCCTACATTTCATGATGAATTCAACCACGTTATCACGGTGTTTAACATCAAGAGAAAGTTCCATGTCAATGCTTCTATAGAGTTTAGACCATTGTATGCACTGTGTAGAGTGTGCTTCCGAAAGACTTAAACTTTGACTAAATTTACTGATAGACGAAAGTATTCCCACTAAGACGTTTAGGAATGCAAAGAAGTACTGAATTATCATAATGTTATTTTTGGTTTCATCTGAAACCCCATCATTTCCACTTGGATTTAGCACTGCAAAACCACCAACACCTGTTATACTCGCTATAATTATACTCGGGTAGGCTAACCAGTCGTTCTGTTTCTTATAGAATAGGCGTGCGTGATTGTGCAACCAACGGTATCCGGCCGCCTTTTCCGCCCATTTTATAAGCAACTTTTCTTGTTTTTCACACCATTCACACTGTTCGTCTTGTTTAACACTCATATGGTCTATTAATAGCCTGGAAGATAATTCTCAAGTTCTGGTTCCATTTCTGATACCCACCACTTTTTTTTCACTGAGTCCCATTTTGCACCCAATGATTTAACGCGATCTTTATCACTAAAGGGAACATTCAAATAAATACATTCTTTCACTGGTGTATTCATATATTTCTCAGCTTCTGGTCGAGTTTTAAAAGACTTGTAGACCGCACCTGGATACTCATCAATTTGTGTTTTAGCCTCACCCCATGTGATGTAAATACCGGGAATGTGTCCTCGAACGACACTGTAAAACTTTACAGCTGTTCCACCTGCAGCTTCGTAAGCTAATGTATCAACTTCTTCATTTTTAGGATCTCCATTGTGTGCTTTTACCCATTTCCATTCTACAACTTTCAATTTATTACGCACTTCATCTATATCAATCCACAGCTCTTTATTTTTTACAGGTGTACCTGTGGAAGTTATCCAGTCGTTCTTTTTCCAGTTTATAATCCATGAAGTGATACCATTCTTCACATATTGACTATCCGTGAATATACACACTTCTTGAATATCCCTCTTCAAACATTCCTCGAGGGCTTTGAAAATAGCAGTCATCTCCATTGCATTATTGGTGGTATCAGGCTGTTTACCAGATAGTTTAAAGTCATCACTAACCACACCCCAGCCACCACGTCCAGGATTTCCGAGACAACTTCCATCAGTGTAAATTTCATACATAGTTACTTATTGGTTTTATCCTTATACTCTGAAGCTTTCTTAGGTGTTTTACATATGACATCACCACAATGATCCCTATTCTGATACACAGAGTTTATGGACGTTGCTACCTCACTACAAGATTTTAGGGACCAGCGTCCTAACATAGGTTTTTCCACTTTAACGAAAAGTTCAAAGACTTTCTTGAACATTATCTATATTGGGAGGGATGTATTTAAGTGGCTTATCAGGTTTGAAAAAATTATTAAAGGGGCACCCTTCACAACGTCTGTGACGTATCGCACATGTGAGTGCATCAGCGTTCTTGATACAAGGTTTTTTCCGTTGTCGATAGGTTCGTCGTCGTTTAATAGCATAAATAAGGATTGGGGTTTGACACAGAGCTAACATGTTTAATTAATGTGGTTACTCTTTATGAGGTTTTCATGCGCTGGTAGTAATTGAAGATTTGTGTAATGAAAACACTTTCTTTGTTGTTCTTCATCACTCATATCAAAAGACGAACATGGGATGATATGATCTATGTGTGCGTCGGTATACTCTTTACCTTCAACTTTGGTATTTTCCAAATATTTTTTTAAAAAGTCGCTGTCGCATCCAAGTAAGTTTATAGTTTTATCAGACTTAGTCGCCCGTCCATTGAACGCGTGCCACATTCTCTTTCGACACAATTCCAGAAAATATGAAGGTGTCTTATTTTCTTTGGCATTCTTGCGTCTTTCGGTGCGACATTTCGCATTTGATTTTGAAGTCTGTTCCAGAATCTTTTTCTTGTATTCATCGTCATTTTCATAACGGTGCCGTCTTTTTTCATTTATGTTGTTAGCGTTTTCTCCCCAATGTTTTCTAACACGCTCTTTCACCCTTTCTTGATTTTCTTCGTAATATTTTTTCATTCGTTCTGAAATTTGTTCTTTGTTTTTTCGATTATATTCTTTTATATACGCATTTCTACAATCCTTACACTGATTCAAATGTCCATCTTTTGTTTGTTTATGTTTTCCGAAATGTTCAACTAACTTCGTTTCATGACATATTGTGCACACCTTTTCCATCTATCATTCTCCTGGATTTTATTTCTAATTGTAAAACACATAGCTTTTCCGCCCCTATCATTGTAAAAATTAAGATAGTTGAGTATCTTAATTTTTATGAGTATGATATGATGGTATTTTAGACCATAATGAGATCAGTTTGAGAAAGCCAAACCACCCATTCCAGATTGGATGCGGAGGACGTTGTAGTTCGTGGCGAACATGTGCATGTTGGTCGCGTTGTTGGCAGTGTTCATGGTGACAGCCACCTGCGCGTTATCGATGCGCGAGAAGTTGCAGGTACCAGTGGGTTGGTGCTCCTCGGGCTTGAGCGCGAAGGAGTACGAGTACACACCTGGGTAGGGGCAGCCAGTGTGGTGGTTGAAGGATTGCACCTGGTTGAAGTACTTACCCTTTTGTTCCTTGAATCGGTCTTGACCGTTGAGGATGAGCTTGAAGGTGCTGAGGGGGCCGACAGCCTCTTCAGTGAAGGACTTGCTACCACCGACACCGTTACCGAGGGCAAGCATGGGCGCACCGAAGGTGGAGGGCGAGACAACGCAGTTGGAATTCAATGATTCAACGTTGGACACCATCTTGATGTCCGCGGCGGTGGACGCAGTGGTGAAGTTCCACAAGGTGGACGCGGTGGTGGCAACGTTGGAGAAGCACCACACCAGTTCCTTGACGGGGTGGTTGTACGAAAGGCGGACCTGCTTGGTGGAAGCAGAGTCAACAGTGTCGGTACCAGTGTGCTGGACCTGCTCGATCAGGTATTCATGACCCTTCTGGGCGAAGCGGCGACGCTCTTCGGTGTCCAGGTAGATGTAGTTGGCCCACACCTTGAACACGGAGGTGTTACAGTAGGTGTTGAAGTCGGACGCCAGGTCGATGTCAACGCGGACCTCGTGGTACTGGAGAGCAATCAGAGGCAAGTACAAACCGGGGTTGCGGTTGAAGAAGAAGAACAGGGGCAGGTAGACAGTCTTGCCGATCGCCGCAGTGGTCATCTTACCGTAAGAAGCCTTCTTGGCCGAGTCCAAGTAAAGCTCCGAGTACAAACGCCACCACTTTTGGTAGTGTTTGTCGATGCGCTGACCACCGATGGACAGCTCGACGTTGTTGACCGCACGCTCGGCGACCCAGCACGAGGCGGTGTTAGTAGTCGCTTTGGACTCGAGTTCGATGTACATGTCACCGACAAGGTCACCGTTACGAGCGACAGTCACAGACACGCGACCGGAGTTGGCGGCAGTACCGTTGACGGTCTGCTCGATGTTCTCCATCGCGAAGTTAGTGTGGCGCTTATATTTCGCCTGGAAGAAAGTTACTTCGGGGTTACCGGTAAGGTAGACGTCTTGGGCGCCATAGGCGACGAGTTGCATGAGACCACCAGCCATTTTGAGAGTTGTTGTACTATATACAGAGAAATTAATTTTAGGTAAACGCGCATATTTTGATTTTGATTTTTCTCAGTCTATGTAAAATGTCGACACAGCCTGATGAAATTGAGAACGAAATCGAGGAGGGTGAGGTTGTCACAGATGATGAACTTTCCATGACTGAGGAAGATCAGGAAATTGATTTCGATGAAGAGGATGAAGAGGGTTTGGATATCGCAGGACTCATGACATCTTTAATGGCGACCCCTGATGGTGAGACCGTGTGCTCTGCTCTTGTGACTATCGGTCAACAACTTCAAACACAAAACAAAATTCTTGTGAAAATTTTGAGTGAGATGAAAACTGCTTAGAGGAAAAAATATACTATAGTTAAATGGAGTCCACTCACTTCATCGATAAGGAACCCAACAGGTATGAAGCACTCGCTGAGTTGCAGAAACAGAAAATCCAATCGATGAATAGTGAACAGGTTATGGATACAGTAAGTAAGTTTGAACTTCACTGGGACCTACGAACCGAAGATTATAGAAACGCTCGCGAACTTGGATATCGACAGTACATCCACAAAGATAATTGGGATGAGAACAATAATCCTATCGCTGAGCGAATCGATATCCTGGCAATCAAGGGAATTCGAGAAAAACAACGACGTTTCTTAGTCGAACTTAAAAATCATGTAGCCGAACTTAAAACTGAAAAAAAAGAGGAATCTGATGATGGTATCACTATCCTGAAGCGAGTCAACAATGTTTTAAAACAATTGACCGATGGGTATGAAAATATACGAAGACATTATGTGTCTTATGAACGCGTAGTTAATCCCACTGCACTTCCGCAAGTGAGTGCAAATTCAGATCCATCCACGATGGACGAAGATGAGATTGACGAGTGTACACCTTACCAGAAGTGTCTATTGTATACACTCGACGAACTTTACAAAAGTGGGTACCGTCGCTACAAAGGACAGTGTTGTGAACAAATCAAGACGATTGATCGAAACGGGACGCGTGCCTGGGTTCCCAAATTTGAGATTAAACAGTTTGTCTATACAATTGCACAAAAGGATGACAACTTCAAGAACTGGAAGAACTTTACGAGTAGAGGTTCCGTGTTCCGTGATGTTGTCGATAACATTTCAACCTGTGTGGATCCACAGTTCCCTGAGATTATCAAGAGGCGTCATGTCTGGTCTTTTAAGAACGGTGTCTTTGTTGGTAAGGAATGGATTCCTGAAAGGGGTGCGCATGAATGTCGATTCTATCCGTATGAGAGTCAGGAATTCCGTTGCCTGGATCCGACGATTGTCGCCTGTAAGTACTTCGATCAACAGTTTGATGATTTTGCTCATCTCGAGAACTGGCAAGACATTCCAACCCCCCACTTTGACCAGATCTTACACTATCAACAGTTTGATACAGAAGTATGTAACTGGGCGTATGTCATGGGTGGTCGTCTATGCTACGATGTTGGGGAACTCGATAGTTGGCAAATAATCCCATTCTTCAAGGGTATTGCTGGCTCTGGTAAATCTACTCTATTGACAAAGGTTTTTGAGAAGTTTTATGAAAAAGAGGATGTTGGCACCCTCGCAAACAACATTGAGCGAAAGTTTGGTCTCTCCGCCATCAAGGATTCATTTATGTTCGTAGCCCCCGAGATCAAGGCGGATCTTGCGTTAGAACAGGCAGAGTTCCAGTCTATCGTGTCTGGTGAGAGTGTTTCCGTCGCTGTAAAGAACAAGACTGCTTCATCTATGGTATGGAAGGTGCCTGGTGTTCTTGCGGGTAATGAAGTTCCTAACTGGCAAGATAATTCGGGATCCGTTCTTCGTCGTATTCTCGCATGGAACTTTACCAAGCAGGTGCGGGAAGCGGATCCACACCTCGATAAGAAGTTGGAGAAAGAAATGCCTCTTATTCTTCTAAAGTGTGTGCGAGGCTATCTAGACTATTCAAACAAATTTAGGGATCGTTCCATTTGGAATGCAGTTCCACCTTACTTCAAGATTGTCCAGAAGCAAGTGGCAATGGTGGCGAACACACTCCACAACTTCCTCGAGTCAACCAACATCAAGTATGGTAAGGAGCTCTTCGTACCCCAGAAGATCTTTGTACAGATCTTCCATCAGCACTGCCAAGCAAACAACCTCGGAAAGCAAAAGTTCAACCCAGACTTTTATGTTGGACCATTTAGTTCCAGAGACATTGAAGTTCGGAATGTTGAGGTGACATACAATGGTGACTATTACCCTGCACAACCTGTCATCTACGGTGTCGATGTAGTGATCGATAGTGCAAGCTTTTCTAAGGACTTTTAAAAAAAATCGTGACCAATAGTAATATGAGCCAGTCTGTCAAAGAATTTGTCAGGCAGTCTGGTGTTGAAGTTCGAGCATCTAACTCCAACTCAAATGATGACAATTTTGTCAGAGAACTCGAAGAGACCATGCTCCGAAAAGAGCGTGAGCGTGCTGCGGGATTTCGTACACCCCCCAGACCGGTTCCCCGACAGGTCCAAGTTCCTGTTCGTCTTCAACGAAACCTTATCAATGATAGAACATATGAAGGTGCTTTCAAACAATTTGAAAATAATGCATCTTTAGACAATGAGTTTTCTGATCTCAATCTCAACTCCAATAACCTCAAAACCCTCTTTAGCTCACTTGAATTCAGTAAGTTTAATCCAGGTATGTTCAATGCTGGTGTAGATTCGGGGTTTGGATCAAAGGAAACTGTAGTAGACCTCAAAAAAATCCTTATGAAGACACCCCTAACTAAAACACCCATTGGTGAGGGTCTTTATCTGGACACGAAAGAGATTCGAGGTATTTATGGGCAATTTAAGACTGGATTTTCCCATACTAGAGAATCTGGTCCCAAAGGTGGTCTGAATAAGAACTTCTTCAGTACACAGATCATGTTGACACTCTCCAATGATATGGAGAGTAAAGGTGTTACAGTTAACATTTACCGAAATGGTAAGATTCGCTTTTCGGGTGGTTTTGTTGGTACCAACATCACTAACCAACCCGAACTTATCCGTCGTTTCGTTGTCGATAGGTACACCGACAAAAAATCATTCTTCTATAATCCCTTCATCTATAACAATCTCAGTGGTCAATTCAGGATTAATGGTCAATTCAAAAGTTTGGCAATGATCGCACAGAGGCAAATGATGTATGGTATGTCAAAGGCATCTTATGAACCTGAACTTACACCCTTCCTCTACGCACCAATCGAAAATGCGACTCTGATTCTATCGCAGAGTGGTAATATTCAGGTTGTGGGTGCGAAAAACCCTGGGGATATGCTTAAGGGATATGATATTGCCAAGGATTTCATGGAAAAACTCGATAGGGATAATCAAATTGATGTGACTGGTGTATTTGATAAGGGTACAAAACTAAAGTCTAGGACAAAGACTAAGGCTAAGGCTAAGACCCCCACCGAACCTAAAAGAAAATACACAAAGCGGGT